TGCCGACACCATCCCGGTGTCGCGCAGTGGCCCGTCGCCACTCGTCTCGGTTGTGCGGTCAGTCTAGCACGGCCCGCTCCGGCTCGGTCTTATCGATAGGCTCAAACCGGATCCCGTTGTCGCCCGGATAGGGCTGGGTATGGTCGTGGTCGTTGACCAAGATGTCGTCCGGAATGCCATCGGGAAACGCGGCACACCGGTATCCTCGGTCTGGTGCGGTGGCTGACCGCGTCTCGAAATGGCGACATCCGAAACACTGGGGGACGATCACGGTCATACCGGTGGCCCGTCAAGCGCGGCGTACATGTCCATGATCTCCTGATCGTAGGTCTTCCCGTTCCGTAGTCCCGCAAACACTTCAGCGACGAACTCGTCGGTCTTGGTTGCCGCGTACTTCGACACCCGTTCCTCCACCTTGTTTTCGAACGACCGGTAGCGGTCACCGACGACATCCCCGAAGGACACGTTTCGGAACGGGCTGATCCCGTATTTCCCGACCTTGATCCGGTCGTGGATCATGTGCCCGACTTCGTGGTCGATGATCCCCTTTGATGTCGGGACACCAAGCCACCCAGTGTCCGCAAGCTTCTTCAGGGTTGCCTCGTCGGTGACGTACGCGGCGTTGAACTCCATGTACTCCGTCGTCCTCACCCACGTCCCGTCAGGATTCCGCGACTCCCTTGTCTGCCAGGATGCCACCGACGACCCCTTCTTGGTCGTCTTCACCACCCGGACCGCCTGGGGTATCTCAAACCCGTTGCGTCTGAGGTCCAGGAACGCCTCGTTGACGGCGTTCATGGTGTCCAGCACCACCTTGCCCTTGGCCTGGATGTCCAACTGGGTAACCCCGAGCCGGCGGATCATCGCCGTGGCGTCGTCCATCGTCCGGGCGGGAACGAAAACCTCGTCCAGTGGTTGCTGCTGCTGGGATAGGAACGCGTCCAGGAACCGCCGGAGATCGGCTGCCACCGCAGCCGGATCGGGGATCGGGCCGTCCGCGACAGCTGCCGTCCGGCGGTCGGCCCTCGTCTCCGCGATGATCCGGTCCACCGCGTCCTCGGCCACCACCGGCGCCAGGTTGCACAGGCAGTGCGGGTGCGCCGGGTACCGCGGCACCTCCCGCACCGGGTACACCCCGCGGCCCAGCCCCACGTCCCGGCCGGCGTGCTCGTCGCAGATGTCCACCTTCGGATGGCTCGGGCTCAGGTTCCACCGCAGCCCCGTCACGAACGGGTTCCGCGCCGCCGCCTGGATCGTCGCCTGCCCGTGCGCCCGCGTGATCTCCGTCCGCGCCAGCCGCCGCGCCGCGTAACTGCCCTTGCCGCTGCGGTACTCCTCCGGCGTGCCGCGCCGGATCGGCGGCGTGGTCGTCGCCAGCCGCCGCCCCTCCGGCGTCAGGTACACCTCGAGCCGCCGCGCCACCGCCAGCGGGTCGTCGCCCGCCGCGATCCCCTCGCGCAGGATCCGCTCGATCGCCGCCCGGTCGCTCGCCCGCGCGCTCCACAGCCGGTCCGCCAGCGCGTAGCCCCGCGGGTCGATCCACGTCCGCGTGTCGTCGAGCGCGTCGGCCTTCGCCTGCCGCGAGGCCTGCCCGAACGCGCCGCCCCGCAGCCGGTCCGCGACCGCGGCGAACCCCAGCCTATCCACCGCCGCGCACCGCCGCCGCCAGCTCCGGCCCCAGCGCCCGCTCGGCCACCCGCCAGCTCCGCACGAACGCCAGCCCGCGCACCCTCGCCGTCCCCCGCAGGATCGCCCCCAGCAGCCGCGCCCGCGGGTCTCCCGGCCACGCCCCGTACATCGCGTCCAGCTCCCGGTCGATCGCCTGCATCGCCAGCTGCAGCCGCAGCGGCGTCATCGGCCCCTCGCCCTGCGCCGCCACGATCGCCGCGCACCGCGCCGCCAGCTCCGCCCGCAGGTCGTCGATCTCCCGCGCCGCCTCGCCCTGCGCCCGCGCCAGGTCGGTCCGCCCGTCCACCTACGCCGCCCCGGCCGCCGGGTCCATCCCCTGCCCGGTCAGGCCCACGTCGAAGCTCAGCGCCGAGGCCTGCTTCTCCGCCATGATCCGCGCGATCTCGTCCTCGTCGTACGTCCCCATCTCGCGCAGGATCTGGTCGAGCGGCAGCCCCGCCGCGCTCTTCTGCAGCGCGATGTCCCACTCGTCCTCCTGCGACAGCGGCGCCGCGCTCTTCCACACCGTCTCCAGCCGCCCCGGGTCCGCCACGCCGCGCATCCGCAGCGCCAGCGCCATCGCGTCCTCCCACGCGTTGCCGTAGCTCGCCATCCGGTCCTCGATCTTGCCCACGAACGGCGCCTCCGCCGTCCGCAGCGCCCGCCCGCTCGGGAACGACCCCGACATCTGCAGGTAGTGCACCGGCACCCGCGTCGCCCGCGAGATTAGCTTGTCGAACAGCTCCACCCCGGCCGAGAACTGCTCGAGGTTGGTCGCCGTGAACTCCGCGATGCTCGGCGCGTTGCCGTCGGCGTCGGCCGGGATGCTGAAGATCTTGTTCAGCCCGCCCTCGAGCCGGCGCAGCCCCTCGCGCACCTGCTCGTCGTCGGCGTCGAGGCCCAGGATGACCTTCTGCGGAAACCCGCCCTGCTCGCTGGCCAGGATGAAGTCGGTCAGCACCTTGTTGAGCCCGTCCTGCAGCGGCACCACGTCGCGCAGCTCGCTGCGGCCGTAGCGGCCCACGTCCGCGTCGTTGGCGAAGTGGATCACCGGCACCGTCCCCCACGGGTTCGGCACCGGCCACGGCTCGCCCGGCAGCTCGAACGGGATCCACGTCGAGCGCCGCCGCAGCCCCCCGTTCGGGTTCGCGTCCCAGCTGGCCGAGCGCCGCACCGGCCCCGCCACCGGCTGCGAGCTCACGTACCGCTCGATCCGGTCCGGCCAGTACAGGTTCAGCCGCGCCCGGTCGTCGTGCAGCAGCCACATCTTGGCCGCCAGCGTGATCAGCCCCGGCCGCTCGTCGTCGTAGTGCACCCGGATCTGCTCCGCC